TCCTGGTCCATGCGTTCGTTCATGAGTGACACGTTGTCGAAACCGTCCATGTTCTCCTGCATCGTCCTGCGGTCCATGATGCGGGCCTGTACCAACTGGAGGCCGGCGATGACCTTGCTGTTCTCGTCGAACGTCGCCATAGCGCCGTAGACCCGCTTCGTGCGATAGTCCTTGTCGATGTCTTTCGACGGAACGTACTTCTCTTCGAACTGGTTGCCGCCCTCGAACCAATACACCTTCTTCTTCGCAGAGGCGTGGAGCTTCTCTTCCCACTCGAGACGCTTCCGGTCGATGAGTTCGATCGAGTTGCCGATAGCGACCTGATACTCCTTGACGTTCAAGTCAGCAGCCGAACCGAGCTCTTTGATGCCCTGGCCCGTGGCGAACGAGTTGGGCGACTGGCCGTCCTGGGCGACGTCGTATCCCGCAATGATCCTGAACTGGCGTTCGATGATGTTGATCGCCTGCCAGGTCTGTTGGAGCTGATCGCCGGTTGGTTTCTCGATGCGTGTGCCGGGTTCGAACTGGTTGACGGCCTTGCGTCCACGCTCATACGTGTCGCCGACCATCTCCCCGATGATGTTCGTCTCACGGAACACTGCGTCCTCGGTGGCGATCAGCCCCAAGATGTTGAGCTTGCCCATCATCGCCATCAGACCGAAAGCGTGATGGTATTGACCCTGCAACCGGTCGAAGGAGAACCGCTTCGTGACGACGAAGGCGGGCCCTCCGTCGAGGGGATTCGGGATGAAGCCGACTGTGCGTTCGATCTCAGGGATGACGACGTGACAGCCGTCGTTGCAGAAGTATTCGATGACTTCGATGCCCCGATGCGGGTTGCCTTCCCACCCGGACGACTGTCCGATGATCGGGATCCCCTGGCCTTCACGCCTGCGTTTCTGCGACTTGTCGAACAGGTCTGCGAACTGCGGATAGGTTTGCCGGACGAGCTTGCGGTCCATGTGCCGCACGACGGCGACCTCGGATGGCTGCTGGTCCGGTCCCCACATGCCCGGGTAGACGTCGTAGGGGTCACGGAGCTCGGCGACCGGATAGGTCGTGTCACCGAACTGGCGTTCCCTGATGACGTGGAACGTGAAACCGTAGCCGGGAAGCCACCTGCCGATCTGCGGATACTGCATCTCCATGCGTGCCGTCTCATCCCACGCCCTCACGATGCGGCCACGCTTCTCCGACTTGTGGCGGGCCGTCTCGTTGTCCTTCGTTGGGATCATGTCGGTCTTGAGCGTCGGCGGCCTGCCGATACGCTGGGCGATGCGTTCCAACCCTGACCACATGATGTTCGCCGTGGGCAGGTCCACGCCAAGCGCCGAGTCGGCGCCCTTGCCCGACCCTGGGCCTTGCTTTGGGATGCCGTGGTTCAGGACAGCCTGGACGCCTTCAGCGCCGCCGTTCATGACGGCACGGATGCGGGCACGATCGCCGCCGTTCGCCAAGCCCTTCAGCGCCGTGGTCCGGTCGATGACGTCTGCGTAGTCCTTCACGTTCGATCCTCCGCAATCCTGATGCCACCCTCGGGCACACCGTAATCGATCTTGATCGACGGGTGATGGCCGATGGCACCGATGGTCTTGAAATGGTTGAAGACCTTCCGCATCCGGTCACGGTCCTCGAGGGACGCCACGAAGACAGTATGGTCGGGTCGCTCGTTGAGATGCTTCACGAGGCTCACAGCGTCGTCTGCGAACGCCTTGTCAGCCGGGGCCAGCTCGTCGTCGAAGTAGGAGCCGCCCTCGTCCTTGCGTGTACCGGGGAGCCACATGCCCGACGGTGTTGCTTGACCTTTCATCACATTCCTCCCGGATAGGGCGTTGACCAGCCGACACTGTTCATCGAGGTGAGGCCAGGATACGACGATTCGTCACCGACGTGCAAGGACACCTGCCTGTCCTCGTTCCCCCACTTTATGATCGTCGGAAACGGAAACCACGACGCCATCTTGATGTCCGTCAACCGTCCACGGCCCTTCCTCCTCGAACCGTCCGTCGTCCAATTCTGCAACTGGCCCAGCAACAAGTTCACCTTGTCCCTTGCGCCAGCCGTCCCATACGGCAGGTTGACCCGGCCTTCGTGATACCACGGGGCCATCGACGAGATCCCGATCTCGGGGTCCGTCTTATTCCTACCCGTCGTATACGGCCTGACCGTCAAGCCACGATCCAGAATGAGACGCTTCGTCCGTGGGTCCTTGAAAAACTCGGACTGGGTGGCGTTGTCCTCGTAGAACCAAAACTTGAGTCCGTACATGTCATCCCACTCGGCCATCAAGTCTTGAGCTGCTGCGAAACCGCCCTCATTGCGCTCTGAGTAGCCCTGAGCCGACAGGTCCACCATCGACAGGGTGTCGTTGGTGTAATGCCAGCAGAAGCCCGCCTGGACGCCCATCGCAGAAGGGTCCAAGCCGGCAACCAGTTTCCCTGGAGGCAACCCCTCGACGCCGAGATCCCTCGACCTGTCCAGCGCCTTCTCCCTGATCTGCCGAATGTTGAAGACAATGCCCGACTCCGGGATGGGGCTGTTCAGGTAGCGCATCTCATATGCGCCGGCAATACCAAGACTGTCCATTTCCGACTTCTTCTCCAGCAACCATCGATACGACCGCACGGCCGGGAACAACACACAGCCGTTCTCGTCGTGGCCGTCAATCACGTCCGGGTCGAGCTGACAATCAACGTGGGCCGAATCGACGATGGTACGCCACGCCTGCTCCGTGCCCTCCAACTGCATGATGTGCCGAGGGATATCTTCGGAATGCTGGCGGGACGCAATGTAAACCCACGCCGTGCGTTCCTCTTTCCTCGTCCCGATCTCAGCGAGCTTGTTCCTCGAGTATGCTCTCTGCGCTGGCTCCCTCGTCGTGTCGAAGTCCTCGATGTCATCGGTGATCAGAATGTCCACATCCCTCGACAGGATCTTCGACGTGCGCCCCAACGCCAGGAAGCTCGAGCTCTTCTGCCCAACGTGGGACTGCTGGCGAACCTTGATCTCCTTCGCAGACCACTTCTTGCCGTCCTGACGATCCGGCTTGTAGAACTCGCCCTTCGGAAGAGTGTCAGCCACCAACTCCTCATTGTTCTCCAGAATATCCTTCACAGCACCCAACATGATCTCGGCCACATCCCGGCTCGCAGCCACCCACATGATCCTGATGTTCGGAAACATGACGATCATCCACACCACGAACCGAACCAACATCTCCGACTTCCCATGTCTCGGAGGACTCAGAATCAACTGCTTCCCCCCGGTCGCATACGCCACGATGATGCTCCTGATCCACCTCTCATGGAACGGCTCAACCAACGGGCGCTTCCCCTCGAGAGTGAAGTAGTACTTCGAGAAGACCGAATAGGCGTGCGTCAACTCGTCGGCCAACCCCTCGAACCTCTCCGTCCCCTCCCCCTTATGCCCCAACTCGACGATCTCCAACAACTTAGAGACAGGCAACATCGCCCGGGCGTGCCACGGTGCCACCCAGCCCTCGTTGACCTCCGCTAGATATCCATCCGTGAGGACCGCAGACCACGCCCTCGACACAGCAGCCGGCGTGAGACCAAGAACCTCAGCAACATAGGAGTGCTGCACCGCCCCGTCACGGAGCAACGAGACAAGATCCTGCCGTGCCGTGAGTTTCGCATACGCCTCACCTCGCCTCGCATGTTCAGCCTCAGGGGCATTGAACCCGATCTGCTCGGCCTTCAACTTCGCCCGACGCTTCTGTGTAGCCTTCACGTTCCGCATCTTCATCGAACACTTCGACGAGCAATACAACCCACCATGAGCCAACCGCTTGTCAGAAATCTTCCTCTGACAACCGGGCGCATTGCAATGGGCGTAGTCACTCACAGCCACAACCATATCAAAGAATTGGCAATTCGTAAACGAAACAGGCCCGAATCCGCACATGGAGGACCCGGACCTGCTATCGTGGTGCGTGTATGAATCGCAACCCCAACACTAGCACATGAATCCCTGCCAAGTTTGCGGAGACCGAACCATGGTCTACCCTGGCACCTGTGACCCCTGCAAAAAGCACCGTAGCGAAATGGCTAAGACCCAATGGGCACCCTCCTACAAAGCAGCCACAGCACGCCTCGACGCCAACCCCGTCAACGCCGGATACGGCGACCACGGCAAAGACCACTCCACGCCTCGCCCCACCCACAAAGTTTTCAAAACCTCACGGGCCACAACCCGTATGGCGCAACTCCAACAAGCACGGAAAGGACAGTGATTCTCGGGTAGCTTGAACCGGGTAGGGCGTGAGAACACGCATAGCTCCTGGACAACAGTGACTGGCAAGGTGCTCCATCCCTGAATCGGGGACAGTCGCAAGGTAAGACCGAAGTCCAGACCCCCCATCACGGGAGAGAGCAGTGAGGAACCCGGTTAGTCCGAGATAACAGTCCCCGGAACAAAAGAAACGGCGTACCGCACCGGGTGGGACCCCTCTACCCAAAAACACAACCGCCCGGCACCCCAGCCCCACAGACTTTCCACTTGACAGACAACTAAGCGGGGGTTACGTATCTTCTATAGCCGAGGGTCCTCGTTGACCTTGGGGGGGTCTACCTTCCTCAGTCAGTCGTTTCTCCCTGTGTGGGTGGTTTCGGTTTCTGGTTCTCCTCGATGGTGTGTCGTGGCTGGTTTCCGTTTCGTACAGGATCCGTGGTTGTGTTTCCTATCACCTGGGTGTTGAGGTGGGTGACGGTGCTTCTCTTTTAGTACATAAGGGCTGTTGCGCCCATGCAGGTGCATGTGCTTAGGCTCGACCTGTCAGATGCTTCCGTGTCTCGCTGGTTGGGCTGCGTGCTGGTGCTGGCTGGTGGTGTGTGTGGTACTCCTCAATCTAGCAACGACGGTCCCACCATCAAGGGCTGCACCATTAACTGTTGCAGAGCCAACACTTAATGATGGTCCCTTGACAGTGGGCTGCGTTCGTCGCTGGATTTGGAGTATCCACAAACACCTACTAGACTAGGTGTTGTAAGCGAGAACCTGGAGGTTCATGATGGAGCAATGCAAGCACGAGCTACCTGAATCTGAGTGTGCGATCTGTCTTGGTCGTTGGAACCATGACATTGTGAGTCCTACGACCGGGTTGGTTCGGTCGTCACGAGAGTACATCCCTTGGTTTGTCCCGGGTGCTGCTGGTCATGGTGGCAGGGGTTGGGCCGATCATGTCGGGGTTGAGCAGGGCAATCACTCTCCGTCGAGCACGAACAGTCCGAAGCCTGTAGCGCTTCCTTCGTCGGCTACTCCTTCGGTCGACATGGAGATCGTCGGTAGGCCCCAGTGGTACATGGAGCAGGTCATGGGCGAGGAGTCTGTGGCTACTCGTTGCCGCAAGGCAGGGTTGGACTGGTACGGCTTCTTGGAGCTTCATGCCGCAGAGGTGCTGCTTCAAGTCGAGAGTACCGATCGGGAAGTATGGCCTACGGTTGAACCTGAGCCGGATCTGCCCCGTTATCTGGATGGCGTCGAGGCATGGCGCATGGCATCGGGGAGGTACTAGGACCGTTTGACAGTAGGAACATAAACCTACTAGACTGAGTGGGGAGGGTGCACCAAGTACACACCCTCCCCACTCAGTCACTGTCGGTGACGGGGATGGACAAGCGAGTACCTGGAGGTACATATCATGGCGAAGTTCGGTTCAGTGGCGGCATTGCCCCGCATCAAGACGAGCGAGATCAAGTCGGATCAGTCGGTCAAGGTTGTTCCTGACGGCGAGTCGAACGGTGGTCGTGAGATCTATCGTTGGGCCGTCGATTCCTACGGCACGATGACAGTCGGCGTCTATCTGCCCAAGGGCGAGACCTTGAGCAAGGATGGGCTGACGTTGACGGCTGAGGATTTCGATCCTGCTGCCGGGACGGACAAGACCCGGCGTGGTCGTTCGGTCGCTGCGTATCGTGACGAGACTGTTGGTGGCAAGGGCCAAGCCCTCTCCATCTATGTCGAAGCGCCCAGTGACTACGACTTCGAGTCGATCACTATCGCACATGCCTAACGGCTGCATCACGGGGACGGGGGGGCGCAAGCCCTCCCTGTTCTCTTCATCCGACGGGCAATGTACCTGTGAGACCGATGGCTTCTGTTGGGTGTGTCGCTGATGGGTGGCGCAGAATTCGTCATGTGGGTCATCCTCATCGGTGTCCTCCTGTATTTCGCAGGCATGGAGTGGGCTGACCATCAACGCAAGCGCAGGACTGAAGACACGAAGCGCTACCTACAGCGCATCAGATAACAAGCGAGGGGATCGGGGGCGACAGCGCCCTCCTTCCCCTTCGTTGCACTCTTCGTCCGTAACGCCGGCCTCGGTGGCCGGTGTGTCAACGGACACTCAGCAGGCTGGTGAGCGCAGCGAACTCCTTCAAGCCCCTTCGAGGGGCTTTGGGGTGGTGCCCGGAGGGCCAACAGGCTCGGAGAGGGGCGGGTTCGTCCAAGCCGACAGATCGATGTGACCGTAACGAAAGGAACACGCAACATGGGATGGCTGCTCTTTGAGGCTGCGCTTTTGGCGCTGGCCTATTGGTTGATGGCGATCATCGTCTCGGTGAGGCACGTTCACAGTGAGCGAGGCAAGGACATTCACCGTTGGGATGGTATCGCTACGGATAGACCTGACATTGGGATCCAACCCGTCTTGTGGATAGGCATCTGGTTCGCAATGAACGCCGTCTTGTTCGTCGTGCTGTGAAGGACAACTGAGAAGGGGAAGGGGCACTCCGTTAGCCCCCTTCCCCTTCTCTCACATGTTGTGAGTGTGTCGCTGGGGAGAAGCCGGGTGGGTACATGTCCGATGCTCAATGTTGATGAGCGAAAGGCAGCAACAGCCCACCGAATCAGGGAATAGAGGCAGGAGAAACCGATAGGTGACTCCATCACGGCTACCTGGCTCCCCGGCGAGACAAGCACAACGAAAGGACAGACATGGATCTCATGAACCAGCTGAACAAGGCCGTGGGTGGTGGGCCAATCACCCCTCAGATCGACGACGTTGCCGTATACGACGAGTGTTCGGTGTGTCGTGAGGAAGTACCCGAGACTGACGGTGAAGCCGTCGTCGTGCACTACCACCGGGTCGAGGGCCGAGCGGTAGGCACGGACGTTGAGTTCGTATGCAATCGTTGCATCGAGTCGGCCGAGGATTACAAGACAGACAGGATGATCGAGCAGTATCGGGAGAGGATGGGCAGATGACGGATCGTTGGACCGAGCACGGAGACAACACCCATTCGGACATCGAGTTCGCATGGAAGAAGTATGGCGATGGCAACGACGTGGAGGCCGGGTTGCTGATGCTTCAGTGCATCGCTCGCAATCTCGCTGCACTGGCTGACGAAGCAGAAGAAAGAAGGATGAACTGATGCAACCACTCGACAAGCAGGACTACACGGAGCTGATCTTCTTGACGTCGAAGGCATGGTCCGAAGAGCTCATCGAGCAGGGCATACCGAAGCGTCCGACGTTGCGGATGATCAGCTTGAAGCAGCTCGAGGGCAAGCTCATCGAAGCGAAACAGGAGGCGAAGCCGTGATCCACGTCGAACACCCGACACAACGAGAGAACTTCTACATCGTCAGCCTGCCCAACGGGCGGGTTGCCTTCTCGTACAAGACAGTCATCGGCGTGTACTGCTACGGCGAGGGCTGGACAGTGGCGATCAACACATGGGGGCCGACGACAGGCAAGCACCTGAACTGGCTCGACGAGGACAAGGCGACTCGGATAGATCAAGACAAAGTTGAAGCGATGGTGCCACTGGTATTGGGAAGGGGCTGACATGCATTACAAGACGATCAACCTGAACGTGTTCTTGGAGGCGGAGACTGACCATGACCTGCCCAACCCGGTCGAGCTGGCTACCGGACTGACCGACGGGCTTCACGACGACTGGTTCCATACGGATGAGGGCTACTCGGTGCGGTTCGTGCCGACGTTGAGCAACGATGCGATCGGTGAGTTCACTGGTCGTATTCGGGTGTTGACTGCCGAGTTGGCTCAGGAGAAAAAGCTGACGCAGCATCTCGATGCTCAGGTGTTGAACCTGATCGAGAAGAACGACAACCAGGCTGCGATCGTCAAAGGCCTACAAGACCAGCTCCATGAGCGGACGAAGAGTCTGGACATCAGCCAGCATGAATGGAAGATCAAACAAGCTGATCTCAACGTGATGGAGGCTAACTATCACGAAGCCGAAGCGGAAGGTGATGAAGCAGTAAAGCAGCGTGACGATGCGATCGCCCGAGCAGATAGGAACTACGACTCGTTGCTAGCAGCACAAGCGGCAAACCGGACGAACCTGGGTGAAGCGAAAGTCAACGAGGAGATGGTCGTCAAGATCGTCGATGCGATGCAAGGCGCAGGCTATGACATCAGCGGATGGGGCAATGACGAGCAGTTGACCGAGCTCGAAGACGTAGCCATACGGTTGACTGACAATGCAGAAACGTTGGCGGGCGAACTCGACCGCATCAGGACCGAGCGGTAACCCAACGACAAGCGCCACCCCTACAAGTAGGAGGTGGCGCTTGTCTCAAATCGGGAAGGCGAGTTGGACTGGAGGATCCGGACTCCCCGACAAGCCACAGGCTACACCAATTGGAGGTGTGATGGAAGACTGGAACGAAGACCCTGACGTTCTCACCCGGCTGACCTATCAGGGTCA